GTAATAATAATTACTGTTCGAATTATGGCTACTTGATCTGCTTCTTGTACAGTTCTACCTGCTTTTTCACCAATTGATTTTGCCCAAAGTCTCCAAACTTTACGCAGTAATTCTTTCATAGATGTCTTTCCAATTCTTGACTCTAGGAATGTTTGGATCATTGTAGTCCATATTATGACCGTGTTCCATGAGTAAACTATTGAGTCCTAGACTAGTGCCAACTTGACAGTTTACAATTTTATCCTCTATCCACCACAGACCGCTATCACGATATTGTTCAAGTACTTGATCTTTATCGGCTCCAGTATCTAAGAATATAAATTTCTCAAATGCTGTAGCACCAAATAGTTTACGCAGATTCATACGCCTAAGTTCTTGTGCGTTTTCATCTGTACTCAAACTGGTAATACAGTGGAATACATATCCGTGCTCTTCGTGAAGTCGTTTAACATAGAACATAGCATCACGTAGTGGGGGTAGGAATCCCATGTGAGCTGATTCGTTAAAGATTTTAATTAAGCGTTTACCTTGATCCGGGTCAATACCATATCGAGCTCCGATATTGTATTTTAGATTGCCGCCGTCTTGTTTAGTAAAGCCGTGTTGTTGCATGTATACATCGAAAGCATACTCCCAATCTAAGAGTACACCGTCTGCGTCTGTAAGTATGATTTTATTTTTCATACTTATATTGTAAAGTCTTGTTTGAGAATTGTCAATCGGTTATGAGCGTTATCCGGCAAATACATTAGAACTACCTGCGGCAATAGTATCGTCTTCAACTGGATCCCCAATTCGTGCAATTGCCTTATTGTTGGCAAACACCGTTCCGGACCCTGCTGAAGTAGTGTGGTTACCTTCTCCCGGATGGGGGTCGCCGCGGTAAGCTGGGTCGCCGCCGTGCGGAGCCCATCCGTCACCTTCTCGGTTAACCGGAATGTCGTTGACAAATACATTAGGACTTGCTCCGGTTGCTGGCCTTGGTTTGTAAGTACTATGCCCGGTAGTTTTGTCACCTTTTCGTGTTACTGGATTTCCCATTATGATACCGCCTGTAGTAAACTTTTTAGTTTGTTTGCAATAGGAGTGTAACTTGGAAGCACAACAGTATGTGCAAAGCTATCTCCGTTAATTGCATACGTGCAAATAGCAGTTCGAGATGACGGACTATCTACTTTAGTAATAGTTCGATACGTACCTAGTTCGGGAGGTTCGGGATCTGTTACTAAAATACCAAACGTATCCAACCAGGTCCACGATGTTGGCAATATTGTTATATAAGATCCAGATATTACCACAGTGCCAGGTGACGTAGTAACAGTTACTCCGGGATCACTAAAGCTCGGAGTAACTGTCGGCAAGTCTGTACTTGGTGCTGTTGTTTCCTCGCCAGTTAGCGGATCGATTACTGTCACTAATACAGTTATAGTCTGTGTAAATGGTGTAGTAAAATCCACTGTAGCTTCGGTGATGTCTAACATATATTATTTAATAATGCTGCCTGCACTAACTTGTTGAATACCAGTAGTTTGAAATAGGTATTGATCTGCAATTTCTTTAACCGTTGATCCGTTGAATAGGATTACTGATTTTGTAATGCTATAATCATTATCGGGATCAACAGTCATCATCACCGGTGCCATTGCTGGACCTTTCTGTGTCATTGCTAGCATTACTGGTCTTGCAATGGTATAACAGGTCATATCTTCTTTTACATATTTTCCAATTACTTCGTCGCCGCTTACTAGTTTAAAACTAACAATGTCGCCTTCGGCGAATTTTGATTTTTCTAATAACATTTTTATCCTTTAAATTGTTCAAAAAATTCTGATGGCTTACTGGCAAGGCCTTGATAACCACCTTCTAACAAAGCATCACCGTTAAAAATTTGTGGAACTGATCGTAAACCTTGATCAACTAAAAACTGTCTAGCATCTGGTTGTTGTCCCACATTTATTGCATTATATTGTACGCCCTTATTTTCTAATAGTGCTTTAGCACGATCACAAAATGGACAATTATCTTTCGTATATACTGTTAACATTATTTCTCCTTGCTGTATTATAGCATAGGTAACTCGTCATAGTCAACAGCATCACTCATTACTCCAATAACATAATTTGTGCTTTCGCTTTCTTGAAGGGCTGTTTGCTTTTTGCTTGTATCGCTATGTTTGTTAAACCAAGGAATAGGTGTTGACTTAGGAGCAGTGCTTTGATATTTAATACCAATATCCTTTAGTGCCCCCATTGCTGTGTAATCTACAAAGTCTCGAAGGATGTTAGCATTAAGGCCAATAACTGGACCCATTTTAAACAAATAAGTAGCCCACTCTTTTTCTTCACGAATAACATCCATATACAGTTGATAGACTTCTGCTTCGCACTCAATCTTTGCTTGAGCAAATCGAGGATCTTCTTTGACCACTTGATTAATCAAATAGGCTGTCCAACCTTTGTGTAGCAATTCGTCTTGTAGAATCAAACTGATAATGTTGCCGTTGCCGATAAAGATTTTATTCTCTACCATGGCTAGACTTGTAGCGAACGATACCATAAAGCGGAAGGCTTCTAGTGCATAGCTGGCATTAAGTGCCATCCAGATTGCTTTAATGTGTTCGTGTTCTGTTACAGCAATGCCAGCTTCTTTGCGGCAATTGATTACATGTAATTTGTCATAGTAATTGCCAACTGAACTGGCCATGTCGACAATCTCTTTAGTGTCGTGGATAGTATTAAACACATCCTTAGGTACATTGTAAATGTTACGAATGATGTGACTGTATGAACGACTGTGAATGTTTGTTTCGAAGAATGTCCAATTATAGACCAGTGCTTCTAATTCTGGAAGACTTACTACAGGAGTAAAGATTTGGCTTGGTCCACGACCTTGTAGACTATCTAAGGCTGTTTGACGTAGGAGGTTACTGGTAAAGATATGTTTGACTGCATCACTGGCATCTTTGAAGTCGTTGGCATCTTTACTTAGGCTAATTTCTTCCGGAACCCAAAAGAATCCCCGAGCTGTTGTTTCAAAATTTTGAATCTTAGGATATTTAACTTCTTCAAAGCGTTGGATAGTAACTGGTCCTGCTGGATCCAGAAACATCTTACGATTAGTGTAGTCTGTTTTTGTGTGTAAGTCGTATTGTTGTTTTGACATTTTAATAATTTCCTGAAGCAAGTACTATCTTGCAAATGTGTTCTAGTCGTTCAATGTGTTCATAAGCACGCCATGGACTAGTATCAATAGCTACTACGCCATGGCCTTTAATGCCTACTATGTCGTAGGCTATGTTACCATGCTTATCTAATTTCAACTGCTTATGGCATTGGTCTGCAAGCTCTTGACTAATAGGAGGTACATCACCAACGTTAGGTGCTACCTTTGTATATCGATTAAGTTCCGGAAACGCTGCACTAACCGTACTTAGATCAATACCGGCATGCATGGCTGCGATACAATACGTAGGATGTACATGTACTACTACACGAACCTCGTCATTATGCTGCCCTAATTCTTTCTGTAGACCAAAGTGTAATGGAATCTCTCCACTAGGTATAAGATTGGCACTGATATCTGTATACGGCACTTCGTGCCAATTATAATTAAAAGTAGCTGTACCACTACCACTGTTAATAGTTTGTTCAATTCTAATCTTTTTAAACTGATCAGGTTGTAGAGTCTGCTTACGTACACCGCTAGGTGTAATGTAAAAGTGATTACGGTCGTGGTGACGAATACTCACATTGCCATCACGACTTGTAATCCAATTACGCTTATAAGCGTCTACCATTATATCACATATAGTTTCTAGCATTATAGTTTACAAGCCTCACAATCTTCGTCTTCAATTAATTCACGTTCGTTATGGAATCCGTTATAATGTACTTCTGGCGTCGGTTCTTCTAAAGCCTTGCTACCCGCTTTATTAATCAAACTGTAGTAGAAAGTTTTTAATCCCCATACGTGAGCCTGCATTAAGTTCTTGGCAATCAATGTAGTTGGCACTTTACGATCTGCCCAGTGTGCTGGATTGTAAAAGGTATTAGTTGAAATACTTTGATCGACATAGGCCGCAATAACCGATGCTGTTTTTAAATAACCTACGCAATCTTTTTGTTCCCACATCATTTGATACTTGTTTTTAAGTTTAGTATACTCTGGAACAACTTGTACAAATGATCCAGCTTTTGATTCTTTAACTGAAATCAAGCTCATAGGCATTTCGATACCGTTAGTTGAATTAATTACTACACTGCTGGATTCAACAGGAGCAACTGCCATTTGTGTAGCGTTACGCACACCATATTCTTTCATCTGTGCTCTTAGAGTTTCCCAGTCAAGCTCAGGAGTAAAGTCTGCTAGTTCGTTTACGCCATTGGCACGTAGCTCCCAGGGGAAAGTGCCTTGACCGTAGCGTGTCTTCTCACTATGTAAGCAAGCGCCACGTTCTTTAGCCAGTTCAACACTAGCTTCAGTTAGGTAGTATGCCTGATGTTCCATCCAAGTCTTAACTTCACCTAGAGCATCCTTCTCACCGTACCTGAGGCTTCGCTTGGCGTGCCAGTAGGCAAGGTTTGTGATTCCGATTCCGAGCGGTCTAATTTCGTCGTTGGATAGTTTAGACTGGATGGAAAGAAAGTCTTGATAGTCAAGAATATTGTTGAGGCTACGATGCAGTATACGACAAGCACGGCGCATATCTTCTGGGTTACGGAACGCACCCCAATTGATTGAGCC